CCCGTGCCAGCGCGTGCGTGGTTGACCGCGGATTGGTCAGGGTTGACGGCACCCGGACGGACCGGATCGCCACGGAGGTTTGCGCGTACGCCGGATAGGTCACCGCCGACACGTCAAACAGATCACAGTCAAGCAGTTCGCGGACGTAGCCCGTCGAGGCTGAGCCGGACCACCGGTCCTGCACCGCGCGGAACGCGAACGACGCCTGGTTGACGTCCCCGCGCCGGACCAGTTCGGCAACGTCCCGTCCAAGACTGGTATCGGGGAGGTTGCACGAAAAGTACAGGCCGTTCCCGTCCTCGCGCAGCGTGAGCGTGCCCGAAGCGGTACGGCCGAGCGGTGATTCGGCCTCGTGGTTCCAAAGGCACCTGACATCCTGCGATGACGCGAGCGCGCGAGTGAATGCGCCGGGACGGATGATCTCCGTGAATTCCATCCCGTACCCGCCGTTGCGGCTGTCGTCTTCCTCGGTTTGCAACGGCTGCGACGGCACGTTGAACAGTGCGGCATAACCCTCCAGGCGCAGTCCCGTCGCCGGGTCGTCCGCGCCCCGGAGTTCGACGCGTGCGCCCCGGAGTTCCAGCCGGTCAGGTGACGCACTGCGCGTCCCCGGCTTCCACTCGGGCGGCGTCTTGCCGAAGTCTTCGTAGTGCGCTGCAAGGTGATCGTAAACCGCCTTGCGGTCAGCGTCCGGCATGTCCACACCGCCGCGTCCGCCGAACATGATCGACATGCACTGCGCGACGCCACGCCAGACGCACTCGTGATCGCCGCCGGCGACGTGGTGCGCCAGCTTGTATGACGCCTCGATGTCCGGTGCGCTGTCGTCGACCCACGCGCACATGACGCGAAGATCATCGACGGTGGCCTTGGCAACCTCGGACGGGCCGTCCCACGATTGGGATTCCGGTGCCAGCGGCGTCTTGCGATACGGGATTGCGCGCCGGATTTCAATCGCGACCATTGACGTCTCCGTCACGTCGCGCGTATGGCGCGGTTGAGATTAGTGACACGTTACACGCTCCCCGCTGTTTCCGCAACACCCATCGCCCGCAGGATCGCCGCCCGCGCCCCGTCCGTCAGGTCGGAGCGGCTGAGCAGCCACGCGGACAGCGCTTCCCGCTCGGCCTGTTTGGCGGCTTCCTCGGCTTCACGTGCGGCACGCTCCGCTTCGGCACGCGCTGCGTCAAGCACCCGTTGGGCCTGCTCCTCGGCGGTGAGGGGTCGGACGGTTTCAATGCCGGTGGTGCAGTCGAGTTCGATGGCGATGTCGTTCATTATGGAAAACCATACAAGCAAAACGTGCTGCCAGATACTATATTATTTCCATTAAAATCTATAACTTGAATGGATGTGATTGCGGCAGTGCCATTCCAGTACGCATAGTACCAACCCGCTCCGATACTCGGCGTGGACGTGGAAGAAGTGTCCACCATGCACAACCCAGAAATCCATTTGCGGCGCGTACTACTTGTGTAATCTGTTATGAAACAGTCGTTTGAACTGAACGCTGATCCGTACGTTGTAGACCCGCCGTGATATCCAACCACGGCCGACGTATACGCCGTTGATCCTCCTTGAAACCAGTAATTACTACCAGTGTCGCCGTTAAAGCGAATTCCTGCATTTGTCCATGTTGCAGAAGCCGTAGTTGCTGATGACCACAATATTCGTAACGATTTGAACGTACTTGGAATGCTAGAAAACGTGACGCTAGACACTGATCCGCTCGTCGTCGTACTTGCAATCAACACCGGCAGACTTGCCGTCGAATGCACGTGATCTGAGCGGGCAATCGTCGTGGCACTACCGCTTGCAGCCGTCGCGCCGCCCGTCACGGCAATTGGCGTCCCGAACGCCTCCCTGCTGTGCCGATGATCGGACAACGCGACCGTCGTCGCCGTTCCCGCGGACGCCGTATCTCCGACTGCAGATGCGCCTGGTGTGCCTGACCCGGGCATTGCATGAACGTGATCGGCAAGCGCTGGAGCGGTAGATGTGCCCGTGGCCTGCGTGCTTGATACCGTCAACGCCGAGGGTGCTGCACCCGCCGGAAACGCGTGCTTGTGATCCTCACGCGCCACGGACGTTGATGTGCCAGCCGCAGCCGTACCGCCAATCGTGGAGGCGGTGATTGTCGTTCCGAATGCTTCCCGACTGTGCCGGTGATCTGACCGCGCAACGGTCGTGGCGACGCCAGCGGATGCAGTGTCTCCGACTGCGGATGCGCCTGGCGTACCGGCAGCCTCGCGTCCGTGCGTGTGGTCAGATCGCGCTACCGTGGTCGCCGTGCCAGCGGCTGCGCTGTCACCCACCGCTGACGATCCGGGCGTGGCAAACGCCGGTGCGTTGACGGTGACGGCACCCGTGGCACCGGACACGCTCACGTTCGTCCCGGCAACGATGCTTGTCACCCCACTATTCGTGACCGTGAGGCTCGTGGTCTGCGACCCCGAAACAGTGATGCCAGTGCCACCGGCCACTACCGGAGCGGTGATCGTGACGGCTCCGGTTGAGGCACTGACCGACACACCCGTTCCTGCGAGGCTTGTCACGCCGCTGTTGGTGACCGTGAGCGTCGTGGTCCCACTGATCCCGATCCCGCTTCCAGCCGCGAGGCTCGCCGAAACGGTCGGCGTCGTGGTTCCCGAGACGGTGATGCCGTTACCCGCGGTCAGCGACTGGACGCCGGTTGCCGAAACGGTTAGCGCCGTCGTACCTGACACGCTGATCCCGGTACCACCGGTCACGGAGTTGACGCCGGTGGCACTCACGGTGATCGATGTGGTACCGGATCCCGACACGCTGATCCCGGTACCGCCGGAGACGGTCGGTGCGGTCACTGTCACATCACCCGTGGACGCGGACACCGTCAGACCGGACCCCGTCAGCGAGCGGACGCCGGTATTGGTGATCGTCAGGTCTGAAGTGCCCGTAACCGACAGGCCGGATGATGCGGTGACGCTGTTGATCGCGCCGGACCCACCGGACCCGGACCCTGACCCGCCCGAACCGGGTATCCCTGGCGGACCCATCGCCCCGCGTGGCCCGGCGGGCCCGCGCTCTCCGCGCTCCCCACGATCCCCCTTGGGTCCCGGCACTGGTGCGGTCGCTTCAAGCACGTCGACGCGGTCGAGCACCTCGGCCAGCGTCCCATCCTGCCTTGCATCGACCGCCTCGTTCACGGTCAGCCGCTGCGCGATGCGGACCAGTTCCTGCGCCTGTGCAGCCGTCAGTTCCCGCGTCTCGCCGTGCGCCGCATCAATCGCGCTCGTGACCGCCTGCACCGTTCCGAGGTCGGCGCGTAGTCCGTCGATCAGGCCGTCCTGACGCGCCTCGGACCCGTCGTGTTCGGTCAGCCGTGACGCGATCGCGTCGAGCGCCGCCTTGCGCTGCTCCTCGACCTCGTCGATCCGTGCCTGGACGGCACGGATCCGCCGTCCGGTCTCGCGTGCAAGGATGTGGGTAGCCGCTTCCGCGCGGCTGGTTCCTTCGCTCATCGTTCGTCTCCGAGGCTCGCCCGGATCGACGACGCGATACCGGGGACATCGAGAGCGTCGTACGCCATGCCAAGGATGGCAAGCGCGTCGCCCTCGTGGGAGGCAGGCAACGCCCGCCCTTCGGTTTGCATTGGCCCGTCGAGTTCCGCCACACGCGCCTTCGCCCAGCGCTGCGCCCGTTCGGACTGTCCGCGGGTCCCGCCGCCCCACAACGCGTGTGCAACGACGCCGGGTGACGGGTAGTCCGGATTGTCCGGCGAAGCGGCCGGTGCGTCCAAGTCAACCATATGACGGGCGAACCACGCCGTCATCCGGCGGACCTTGGCATCACTGCACGATCCCGCGCTCAGTTGTCGCGCCTCGCGGACCGTCTGCGCGGTGACACCCTCACCCGCCAGTCCATCCTCGTACCACGCGAGACCGCGCCGGACGTTCGTCCGCATCCATTCGGGGACCTCGATGGCACGTTCCTCGATGTCCCACGCCTCGCCGTCTTCGAGCATGCGGGTGGAGACTTCGCGGATGATCGCACGCGCACCAGCGCTCGGTTGCGCCGGTGTCGATGCGACCACGTCCGTCGGCGTCGCACCCATCGTGCCGAAGTTCAGCGGCTGGATGAGGCTGTCGCCGTCCGTCCCGACGCCGTTGAGGTTCTCGAACGCCCTGATCTCGTTGACGGACAGCCAGCCCCACTGGCGACCGACCGCGTACGCGTCGTACCGGGACTTGATATCCCCGCGCAACAGCGCATCGACGCTGTGCTCGATATACAGGCCCTGACGCTCGGACGGGTAGAGCAGCGTGTTGAACGACTGCTCCAGGCGCACGCACCACGGGCGGATCGTGTGGACGACGAATTCGATGGACTGGTGCTCGATGTTCGAGTAGGTCGCGCGTTGAAGGTCGCCCATCAGGTGCAACGGCACGCGGAATATGCGCGCGATCTCCTCGATGCTGAACCGGCGCTGTTCGACGAACTGGGCATCCTGAAGCGGCATCCCCATCGACTGCCACTCGATCCCCTCCTCCAGGACGGCGACGCGGTGCGCGTTGTCGAGACCGCGGTGCGCGGATTCCCACGACTGCTTGAGCCGTACCGCTGCGTCGTTGGACAGCCGCCCCGCGACTTTCAGGACGCCGCCGGGTCGACCGTTGTTCCCGAAAAAGCGGCCCGCGAACTCGCGCTCCGCCTGTTCCAAGCCGACCGCGTCGCGATGCACCGCAATCGGTGACAGACCCATCAACCCGTCGCTCGACAGGCCACGGATGTGCAGGATATCGTCGGCCGCGTAGACGCGCTGTCCGCCGTCGTGCGTCTGGACGACATAGACAAGGTTGGGCACCGGGTCCGCCTCGGTTGCGACGTCGACCTTGACGGTGACGCGGTCCGGCCGGATCGGCCACAGTGCGCGTGGTCGGCCGGACGGCCAACGGTCAATCCATGTGTACGCGTTGCCCCACAAAAGCAGGCTCGCGAGTTGCTGTTCGCGGTACTCGACCGCAGTCTGCCTCGGGTTCGGACGGTCGTGCAGGATCGGGTACAGCGGATGTTCCGTCGCGATGGCGCGTCCGTCGGTTCCACGCTGATACACCCGCAACGGCAGGGTCGCTATCGATTCACTGATGATGCGCACCGCCGCCCAGACCGCAGTCGACCCGACCGCCGTGGTCGGCGTCACCGCCCGGCCAGTCGTGTTCGCAGACCCCGCCATCGCCTGGGCAAGGTGCGGCCACCAGTAGTTGCGGTTCTCGCCGAACCCGAACAGCGCACGTCCGATAACGCTCATCGTTGTTGCCTCCGTGACGCGCCGAGTGCGCCGATCCATAACAGGATACCGATCAGCCCAAGGATAACGAGCGCTGCCGGGACGGACCATAGGCCGACCCCGGTAACCAACAATATCACCCCGATGATCCCGACCGCGTCGATCACGATGGAACTGATCTCGTCCGTCATAGCACCAGCATCCCCCGCTCCTCGTACACCGATGCACCTGCGCCCGCGTTTCGTGACGCGCGGTCGATCCCCATTATGAGCGCCACGATCCCGTCGATCCGTTGCCTCGCCTTGTGCTTCGCAGGCCGGACGTTCCCCGCCGCGTCGCTGATCACCACGAGGTTGTCCGCTTGCCAACGCAGGATCGGATGGTTGGCGTGCCGTAACTTGCGTCCGAGCGTCAGTTGCAACAGCGCACTCGTCGGTGCAGCCATCGACGCCATCCCTTGCGACATCGGTGCCATGTCGATCCCGTCAGCGACCAACTCCTGCACCAGTTGCGTGGCTGCCCACCGGTCGTACGATATTCCACCGATGACGTACCGTCGCGCCAGTGCGTTCACCTCGGCGCGAACGTGCGCGTAATCAACCACGTTCCCCGGGGTCAGCGTCAGCAGCCCCTGCCTCGCCCACACGTCGTACGGCACGCGATCCCGCTCCGACCGGCGCTTGATGTCGTCACCAGGCAGCCAGAACCTCGGGACCACGTCGTACCGCCCGTCACCACGGGGAAACACGAGCACCAGCGCCGTCATGTCGGTCGTGGCCGACAGGTCCAGTCCGCCGTAGCAGACCTCGCCGTCCAGTTCGGCTTCGAGGTCGGCGAACGTCACGCCACCGGCGCAGTCGGCCCACGCTTCCATCGGCAGGTAGCGCGTTTCCTGATTGACCCACTGGCATAGGTGCAAGCGCCGGAACGCACTTTCATACGCCGGGACGGCCTTGGCGCGTGCGCATTCGCCTGCAAGGTATTCCTCGCTGACGGTGTGCCCGAGCGACGGGTTCGCCTTGCGCCATACCGCCGGATCGTCCCACGGCTCGTCAGGCTCCGCCCCGTACAGCACCGGTAGGAACGACGGGTCGTCCACGACGCCGTCGCGCACCCGTTCGGCGTATTCGTGCAACTGTCCACCGAGGCTGTTTGACTCGAACCCCGCTGTCGTGATCCCGATCATGAGCGGCTGGCGACGCGCACCCGTCGAGGTCGACAGGACGTCCCACAGTTCGCGCGACGGCCACGCATGCACCTCATCCGCGATCACGCAACTCGCGTTGAAGCCGTGCGACCCGCCCGCGTCGGATGCGATGACGCGCAGCATCGAGGATGTGGCCACATCCACGATCCGGCGAGTCGACGGCACGACCTGCAGCCGTTTGCGTAGTGCTGGGTGCTGGCGGACCATGTCCGCGGCTATTCCGAAGACGATTGCCGCCTGGTCGCGGTCGACGGCAGCGAGGTAAACCTCTGCGCCGGATTCACCGTCTGCGATCAGGTGATAGAGCGCCAGCGCTGCGCACAGGCTCGACTTGCCATTCTTGCGTGGCACCTCGATAAACGCGGTGCGGTATTGGCGATTGCCATCCGGCCTCAGGGTTCCGTAAATATGACCGACGATGTCAACCTGCCAAGGCAGAAGCAGCAATGGCTTCCCGGCCCACTCGCCCTTGGACTGCCTCAGCGTCTGCACGAATTTCGTGACTCGTTCAGCCGACATCCCACCACTCACGGTCTGTTGGCGCTTCCTGGGCCTTGCCTACGCGTATCCTCGTCCGCATGGCCGGAGTCATGCCGAACTCGGAGGCTGCACGTAGGAACTCCGCTTGCGCCTCACGTGCAACTTTGAGCAAAGGATGCAAGGCATAGTTTCCCGAACCGTCCTTGTAGATAACTGATCCGGCACGTGTCAGTTCACGTTGACAATCAAGCCAACGGGCATAACTCGAACAAAACGCTGCAAACGCCGCCGTGTCTATGCGCGTCAGCACGCCAGCCTCTAGCAGTTGCTTCCCGTCGCGTCGCCAGATTGCTTTGGCACGTGTCGTCAACTCGCTCGGTGGCGTTGGCAACCGCATGGAAAACGTAGGTTCCTCACGGTTGATCGGCCCTTTGCCGGGATTGCCTCGTAACAGTTTCAGTGCGGTTGGCACTGGCTTGCGCCCGCCACCGGGTCCGCGTGTCGTCATGTTTGTGCCAGTTCCGGCACTAATCCCATGACGCTCATTCGCTCCAGACACACAGCGACGTAGCGCGGTTCGATCTCCATGCCGTACCCAATACGTCCGCACGCTTCGGCGGCCGCGAATACGGTTCCAGAGCCCGCATAAAGATCGGCAACGATATCCCCATCGTCGGAATTGTTGAGGTATGCATTGACGTAGAGTTCCGGCGGCTTCATCGTGGGATGCACTTTCGACGAGCGAGGTTTGTCAACTTTCCAGACACTGGTTCGCATCTCGCCACGCATCGGCCGCTTGTGGCGTTTACCCCAGGTCATGAGAATAGGTTCGTGTTGATAGTCGTAGTCTAATCTTCCCAAAGAAAACGTAGGACTATCTTTGACCCAAATAAGCACATGACGCGGTGGCAATTGTGCCTCGCGCATCATCATCATCATCATCATGCCTAAATCGCCACCTTGCGGCGCGCAGACAAAAACCGTGCAATCTTCAGCCATGACCACAGTACGGTAATTACTAAACACTGGTTGCAGTTTTGCTTTTAAGTCATCTGGCGATAAATCATCGTCTACAATATCAACTTTTTGTCTTCCGACCTCTTGGAATTCATCAAGTAGCCGGTTCTTTGCGGCGATTGAAACACCATAAGGTGGGTCGGTGAACACGCACGTTGCACGCGCGCCATCCATGACTCGCATGACCGATGAGCGGTCGGCACTGTCCCCGCAGAATAACCGATGACTTTTGCCTGGTGTGCGCGCGCTGTGAGCGATCCAAAGTTGACCCGGCTGCACGCACCACTTGGCTTGCAATTCGTCAGCACGATCAGGATTGACTTCCTCGATGTCTCCGACTTCAGGAGCGATCTCTAAGCCCGCCGCCTCGGCCGTCTTGGCAATCAGTTCCTGCAACGCTGCATCGCCGGTCGACACGTCCGCTAGCAGTTGATCCAAGATCGCCTTGTCGGCAGTTGCCATCGCGCTGATCGGATCAAGCGTCGCTAGCACCAGTTTTTCCTCGGCATCCGTCAGGTCAACATAGACGACTGGAACGGTCGGCTCTTTCCGCGATATCGCCAAACCAACGCGTGCGTGCCCGTCGACGATATGTCCTGTTTCGCGGTTGACGATCACGCGCTGCACCCATCCAACTTCGCCGAGAATGCCAGCCAGCGCGTCGACCTGGT